CGCAGTAGAAAAAAAGGGTGTAGAAGTTAAACATATTTTATGGCCGTTAAGCCCAACAATGCAAAAAGCTTTTGATAAAAAAATAGAGAAAGAAAAAGAAAAAGCATTTAATCCGTCAACGCTCTTTTTGGTTATCTATTTGCTGGGAAACCGATTAGTGAGATAGAGCAATTCATAGAAATTAAAGAAGAATTTAGAGCAGATTACGATGCTATCGATAGGGACATTGAAAAAGTTGCCTATCTTTTTTGGCTTATGAAGGTTTCAAAGTTCAGTAAAATCTCGTATCAAAAAATGCTCTATGAAGATTTGCTAGAAAATAGAGTTGCTCATATATCAAAACTTTTAAGCAAAATCGTTGTTATGAACGATGAACTGAAAGGAATAAATTACGAAATTAAAGATGTCCGTGATGAGATAGTTGAGAGAGATGCAGATACGCTTTTGGTTGTTTGGTTGCCTGCGTATAAAAATGGCTTCACAAAGCAATTTGATTTTGGAGAGTTTCTGAAATGGGATTACGGTATCACTGAAGTAAATGCGAAAGAGGAATTTCGTGGATTATATGATAAGTCAAAAGAATTTTCATATCCGACTATATGGGGTTATCTCGATGAGAGAGGTCACTATCCTGAACCGGCTAACGAAGCAATTTTTGTAGATGAGAGAGATTACGGCTATTACGAGAGTTGGTATTGTCCGAAATTTGAGCTGTTTTCTGATTTCATTCATTTATATTCTATCAACCAAAGGTTCAGCAAGAGAGCTTTAGTGCCATATCCTGCTCCTATGATGAGCGATAAGGACGATATAACTAAGGATAGTATCATTACATTCAAAAGCGTGAAGGAAGAAGTCGCTTTATATTATAGAGATTTGTGGGCGCATAAACTCGGAAACACGAAGGGAGAGCATTATTATCTTATGTTCATAGATGGAAAGGTGTTTGCAACGATGGCGATAATGACAAGCAAACTTTTTAGATTACAGCAAAATCGGATATTCGAGAATTTTGGCTTTTCTTCTCCACTGAAGAAATACCCAAGAGTGAACCGCTTACTGATGTATGCAATAACCTGCAAGGATTTCAAAGAGATTGTTTACAATACAGCTTCGAATAAAAACCGTATCTATAATCTCGATGGATTGAGAACTACTTGTCTATCAAAATTCAGAAAAGTGAAGCTCAATAACGGGATATTGAATATCTTATCTAAGGAGAAATGGAATGGAATGTATAAACTTTTGTATGATATTGATTTCTACGATAGAACCTTCTCGGAGTGTATAGGATTATATTTGGAAGAAGAAGCGAATGGGGTTAAGGTTTCAAATAAAGAACCTCTAAAAGTTAAAGATAAAAAGAAGAAAAAAAGCAGAAGGGTTGAATTTCTTAATAATCCGCAAATCAGTCAAGAAGAAATGAAATCACAGTCTTTTAATCAAGAAGCGAATAGTAGTAAAAAAATTTATTAGTTAATTTATAAAAATTATGGCACACGAAGATATAGAAAAAGTAGAGAAGATGTTGGATTTAGGAGCTGGTATTTCAATTTGGCGAGTTCATTTAGACTCACTTAGAGAGCAGGACAAAAATGCTCGTGTTATGCCTTTGGAAAAATTTGAAAGACTAACAGCAAATATCGGTAAAGATAAACGCTTAGAGAGTTTGCCCTTAGTGACGAAGGTTGAAAATAAAGGAAATATATATTTCTCAATTATTTCAGGACACCACAGAACTAGAGCGGCTAGGTCTGCTGGACTTTCGTTTGTTCACGTTATGTGTTTAGACGAAGATTTAACTAACGACCAAGTTAGAGCAAAACAATTAGCTCATAACTCCCTATCAGGTTTTGATGATTTAGATGTATTGACTGAAATATACCAAGAGATTGAAGATGTTAATGAAAAACTTGCTTCTGGTATTACAGATATGGACTTACAGATTGACGCTCTTATTTTGAAAGCTAATGATATTGAGGTAGCTTTTGATTACGAAACATTGAGTATTCTGTTTATGCCAAAACAAGCGAATAAGTTTGAAGAAATACTATCTACTATAGAACCCGAAAGTAAAATTTACCTAGCTGATAAAGCTGACTTCGAGAGAATGAAAACTCAAATTCAGGAAATATCTAAAAGAGAGAATGTTCGGAATATGTCTGCAATAATGGCTAGATTTTTAGATATAGTAGAGCAGTATCATAAAGACACTCCCTTTGTAGTCGAGAAGGAAGAAAAAAAACCAAAGAAAAAAGATGACGGAAAAAAAGCAAAAACTACTTAATGATTTCGGTGCAGAAATAACCAGCTTGGAGAATATCGCAAAGGCGATACATTCAAAGGGTGTTTATGCAGATAAGGAAACTGGAACTATCCAAATTAAAATGTCCCCGAACCAACTGAAGGAATTAGCCCAAGTCAAGCTACAAATCTTTGGTATGAAGAAGACACTAATTGAGTGGGAAGAAGAAGAAAGCAATAAAGACCTCGAAGATTAGTTGTGTATTTACAATGATAGCGGTATAATAAATAGATATGAAGAAAGAAGTAAATAAAATCGCAGGTGTAGTTGATGAATGTTTGCCAAACTGTCAGTTCCGCGTAGATATTGGAGTTGACGAACCTAAAATTATCCTAGCTTATTTATCAGGTAAGATGAAGATAAACAGAATTAAGGTATTGGTTGGTGATAGAGTTGATTTAGTTGTTCCCGATCAGGGAGAGATTTATCGTTTAGTCAGAAGGAACTAGCACGTTGAAAAACTAATAGCTTGAACTCTCTATGGTTTAATGTAAAACCTTTACCGTAGGGACGTGTTGCGCACACGTTTTTTTGAAGCTCGCCAAAAGCTTCAAATTCTTTTCGCTCCCTATCCTTCGCTGAAGGGTAGAGAGTTCAGGTTACTAGTTACAGGTCGTTATTATCAGAAAATAACTTTATATAAATTTATGGACGAAGAAAAAAAAGTAGAGGAAACTCCAACTGAAGAAACTCCTAAGGCAGAAACTTGTGATGTTCCTGCTGAAGAAGCTACCCCTGCAACGGAAGAAACAACTCCCGCAGCAGAATAGTTTTTGTATCGCGGTAGGTCATTATAGATAGAGATAGTGACTTACGGTGAGATTAAAACCTCAAACAATTTTTTATACTGTTCTTTATAAGTTAATATACAAAAAACCCAATGGAAAAAACTAATGAATTAGTCTTAGAAATTATCAAGGGTGTAGTAAGCACTCCTGATGAAGTTGAGATATTTGTTACTGATACGTCCGATGAAAAAGGAGCTATAAAACAAATCAATGTTAAAGTAGCCAAAGTTGATGTCGGTTTATGTATCGGTGAGAAAGGTCAAAACGCAGAAGCTCTCCGTAGAATAGTTGGATTGATAGGATTTCAGCAAACAGGTGAGAGAGTTTATATACGCATAGATAGCCCTAAAATCCCCAAGAAGCATTTTGATTACGAAGCATAGATAATTACTCCCTTAATAGATAAGCCCTCCGTGGCAAGCCGTAAGGCAACGACTATTATGTCAAATTCAAACAAAAGAAAAGGTGTTAATCTCGCTCAATTTTTAGCGAAGAAGAAAGAACCTATAATAAAACCAAAAGAAAAAGCCATAGTGAAAGCACCTGTGGCTATTACTGTTTCTAAAACTACACAGAAGAAGGGTAAAACTACGCAAAAGATAGCAAAAGAGAGCAAAAGAAGGCAAAAGAAGGCAAAAGAGAGCAAACCAAAAACACAAAAAAAAGATAGTTCTAAGTTATTCAAGTATGTGCAAGGGGATAGAGTGAGTGACCCTATAAAACTCCTTACGTTTATTCACTGGTTAGCCGTTCCAGTTCAGGAGAGAACTATAAAAACTCACCAAGAACTAGCTAAGAGTTTTGGGATTGGAAATGATACACTTTCACATTGGAAGAAGTTGCTTGGCTTTTGGGACGAAGTAGCTTTATATCGAACAGAGTTTTTTAGAAAATATACCAGTAGCTCATACTATGCTCTAACGCAGAAAGCGAAAAAAGGTGATGTTAAGGCGATAGAATTGGCAGCGTGTCTATTTGAAAACTATAAGAAGAAAGTAGCATTTGAAGACCAAACTCCTAAAGACCTAGACCCTAAGCAGAAAGAACAGATAAACACAGCTTTGAAACAGATTGGTTTAGCAACTATCGTAGAAAATAACAGAATTGAAAATGAAGAAGAAGATGAAGAAGAATAAAATACAGCTACAGACGGTTGACGATTATCGTGATTTCGCACGAGCAAGTCTGATGACATTTATGGGAGTATGTTTACCCCATTATCTTACAGTTGAAAGCTCACCGTTTCATTTCGAACTTGCTGATATTTTAGAGAGTGCAGAATTTCCATTGATTGAGATTATTGGATTTCGAAGTAGTGCTAAAACTACGTTCGCGTCCCTAGCTTATCCTTTGCTGTGTGCCTTGACTGGAAAGTTCAAGTTTATCGTTATAATAAATGATACAGGTGAACAGGTGAAAGGAAATTTACATAATATAAAATACGAGCTAGAAAACAACGAGATTATAAAAATACTATTCCCGAACATTCGTGTCGGAGATACTTGGTCAGATTTTAACTTGTTGCTTTCGAATGGTGTTCGTATCGTTGGACGTTCTCGTGGTCAAAACATTCGTGGTATTCGTCACAGACAATATCGTCCTGACCTAGTTATTGTTGATGACCCTGAAAACTTATCACAAGTGAAAAAGAAGGAAAGTCGGGATAGCACCGAGAGTTGGTTCAATTCTGAAGTAGTCCCCGCAGCACAGGAAAATAACTCAAAGCTTATTGTGATTGGAAACTTTTTGCATAATGACGGCTTTATGGCTAGGTTGTCTAAGAACGAGCTATTTAAGGTTGAGAGAATACCATTTTATAATGAAGACGGAAGCGTTAAGTGGAAGTCAAAATATCCTACCCAAGAAAGTATTGATATTCAGCGAAAGAAGGTTGGAGAAACCGCTTGGTCACGAGAATACTTATTGAAGGTTATTGCAAAAGAAGACCAAGTTATATCCGAGAGCGATATTCAAAAATATCCAAATAAAATACTTACTGAACACGATGAGTTTGGAAACAGATATATTAAAATCCAAGACGCTGCGGTTGGAATGGACTTGGCTATTTCGGAGAAGCAAACAGCCGACTTCACAGCTATGGTATCGGGATTGAAAGTGAAGTGGAATGGTAATCATATTCTGATCCGTCCCGATGTAGTTAAAAGACGTATGGATTTCTCGACAACGATAACGACAGCAGTGAACCTGAAAAATACGCTACCGTTCGGTGCTAAATTTTATATTGAAGATGTTGGCTATCAAAGAGTAGCTATTCAAACGCTGAAAAAAAGAAACGTTCCAGCTTACGGTATTCGTCCTATATCAGACAAGAGAGCTAGATTAGAAAGTATCGCTCCATTCGTAAAAGACGGGACTGTTATGTTTCCTGAAACTGGTTGTGAAGATTTGATACAAAGTATAATAAACTTCGGAGTTGAAGAACACGATGATGATGTTGATGCCTTTGTTTATTTGGTAATGGGTCTAGTTAACAAAAAGTCGGCTATGGCAGTCGCTCGCATTGACAGATTGTAAATGTTATAATATAAATATGTTTACTAAAGGACACAAAATAAATAGTGGTAAAAAATACTCTAAAACTAGAAGAAGCAATATATCAAAATCTTTAACTGGTAGAAAATTATCTAAGGAGCATATAAAAAAATTAAAGGTTGCTCAAACTGGTAGTAAAAAATCTATATCTACTAGAATTAAAATGTCAAAAGCTCATAGAGGTAATAAAACTAATTTGTGGAAGGGTGGAGTATCTGAAATCAATAGAACTAAACGTCAGCAAATAATGTCTACCATTGAATATAAACTTTGGAGAGAAAGTGTCTTTATAAGAGATGATTATACTTGTAATTTTTGCGGTAAAAGAGGTGGAGATATTAACGCTGACCATATAAAATCATTTCAAGATTATCCTGAACTTAGATTAGCTTTAGATAATGGAAGAACTTTATGTCTTGAATGTCATAGAGCTTTACATAGTTGTGATTAAAGATAGACTTTAGTATAATGTAAAGAATGGAAATTGAACAAAAAACTAAAGAGAAAGTTATCCAACATTTAGTTGATAAAGTTTTTATTCCCAAAGTTAAGTAATATAATTGTGGTATTAAATGCAGATGAAAAAAAAAGCTAAAAAAGAAAAAGTTGAAGGAACTAATTGTGGATATTGCCCGATAATTATTTATGTTGATAATGAAGCAAGTGGCAAGATACATTTTTTAGATGGTAAACCTGCTTGCGCAAGATGTAGAATAATTAAAGGTAGCAAGTTTGCTAAAATAATTAAGAAAGATAAAAAGTTTTATATACGAGATAAAAAGAAAAGAGAAAAATCACTACAAAAGATTGAAGACAAAAAAGTTATGGAGTTTGCTTTGAAAAAACAAATAGAAACTGGAACGGGTAGATTATCAGTTAATAAAAAATAATATATGAAACCAGCAATAAATTTATTTCCAAACATAATCGAACGTGAAAGACTTACAACATTAAGTAAGTATCAGCGTCTATATGAAGGTGACCAGTATTCTGTTCTTGGCTTGCACGATATTATTAAACGTCAATACACTAAAGAAGCCGATATAATTTATATCTCGAACCCTATACCCGCAAGAGTTGTAGACTTTTATGGTGACTTCGTAGCAGGTGATTTAGATAAGATGACTTTCAAAGCTGGAATTGGTAATGATAAAGTTGCTGAAGATTTTGTAGCTCAAACAATTTTCGAGAATGATTTGAAAGAAATGATTTCAGATATTGGTGGTGGTCAATCCGAATTTGGATTTGCCGCTCTTTTAGGTTGGCTCGATGAAAAAGAAAATTATCATATTGAGTTAATTCCGCAAGACCAGTATTTTCCGCAATCAGATGGCACAGTAATTATTGCTACATACAGACGTGACCCGAATAGCAATGAACTCTCAAAAGATTTATTGATGTTAACAAAATACTACTATTTGAAAGGTGATAATTTAGTCATAGAGCGTAAAGCTTGGAAGACTGATGAACGTGGAGTTATAAAAGAAAGTTATCCGTTAGAAAAAATGGCTGAAGTAATGGGTAAAGATATAATCATAGAAGAAGAAACTATTGAGAACCTTGCTGATATTCCTATTCGACAAGTTGATAACACAAATAAGAAATCTGACGGTTTTGGTAAATCTGATTTGGCTGATATTGTTACTCCACTCGCAGAAATAAACGAAAGGGTGACACAGATGTCAACGCAATTCCTAAAGAACCTCGATGCGAAAATGCAGTTGCCTTCTTCGATGTTTGATGAAGACGGAAAGCTAGAAGTGTTTGAAGCTATTGCCGTAGATAAAGATAGCGCAGGTGCTAAATTTATTACAAACGATAATCCGTTGATGGCTGACGCTCGTGAGCATATCGTAGGTCAAACAAAAATGATTTCTTTTGCAACCGCAGTTCCTATGTTCGAGTTGTTAAAATCTTCTATGCCTGAAAGAGTTGAAAGTTTAAGAATACAATTATATTCCGCTATTCGTAGAACAGATAGAAAGCGTGGGAAAATCAAGAGAGCTTTGAACGACTTATTTAGAATTGGTTTCATTATGAAAGGTATCGAGTTCAAAGAAGATATAGATATTGACTTCGCAGATATTTTGCCTATCGATGAAAGCTCACAAGCTACTACTGAAGAAATTAAAATAAATTCAGGTCTTTCGTCAAAGCGTTCCGCGATGATAAGAATTGAAGGTTACACTCCTGAAGAAGCCGATGAAGAACTAGCTAGAATACGAGAGGAAGATAAACTTATTGGAATTGATATTAGTAATCCACCTAAAATATAAATATGGCTATAAGTAAAACAACAAAAATAATAAATGATATACAAAATTATTTAGAGGAGTTTAAGAAAATGGCTCGTCCAATGAAAGATGAACAAAAGGAACAGCTTAATGAAATTCTTAAATCAATAATGATTTTACTTGTAGCACTTAGAAAACAGTCGAAATTAGGAGAAAATATAATCAATTTGAAATAATATGAAATTTCCACAAGGCAACAAAATACATAAAGACATAGAAGAAAAAGTTGGAGAAAACTTGAAGCTTTTAGAAGATAGAATAAATGAAATAAATTGGAAGATATTTATTAGAGCATATTTTATTTTGTTCTCAATTATTTTAAGCTCGGTGTTCTTATTTATTTTAGTTGTTAATTTAGCAAAACTTATATTTTAATATATGGCATTTAATCCCAAAAAATCACTAGAGAAACTTGACACTGTAGCAGGTGTTAATTCTTTGGTGAAAATTATAAAAGGATTAAATCAGGAAGGTAGAAATATATTACTCAAAGCTATCGGTACTGATCTGAACGTAAACAAAAAAACACAAGTAATGAATTTAGTAAAAGTTAGTGCTACGAAAGCTGACGCAGAAATTCGTGATTGGCTCGTTCAAGGGATTTCAAAATCTTATGTCGCTGGAATGAACCAGACGGTTCGCAACCTCAAAGATATACCCTTCAATGTGCCGCCAAATGCTCCACCACTGAAAGCAATGACCGTTGAACTACTAACTACACTCCCTGATATGAAACCGCACCTAGAAGCAGTTAATACTTTGTTGTCCGATGCCTATTTGAACTTCGGAAACACTATGCAAAGTTATGTAAAAGGAGCTGAAAGAATTATGAACGACACTCTAAAACGACAAGTGCGTTCCACTATTGCAGAAGGAAGATTAGAAGGAAGTTCAGTTAGAGAAATTAAAAAAACAGTAAAATCACTTTTCGAAAAGCAAGGGTTCACTGTTCTTGTTGATAAAGGTGGAAACAAATGGAGCTTAGAAGCATATACAAAAATGCTTACTCGAACACAATTACTTAGTGCAAATAACGAAGGTGTTATCAATAGAGCTTCAGACTTCGAAGTTGATATTGTAGAAATTTCTTCTCACGGAACTACCTGTGGTATTTGTGGCCCACAAGAAGGTAAAATATATTCTATTAGCGGAAAGAGTAAAGATTTCCCGCCACTCGGAGAGAACGCGCCACCTTATCACCCAAACTGTAAGCATACTTTGTTAATGCGACCAGACTTAAAATAGTTCTTTACAAAAATAAATAAACCTAAAAAGAAAGGAGAATGTAATGTGTATTGGTATTTGTCAAAAGTGTGTTAAAGGAAATTTAGTAGAGAAACACCATATCTACCCTAAAAGGTTTTTTGGTAATAAAAATAATCCATTTAAGTTATATCTATGTGAAAAATGTCATAGAAAACTTGAAATGTTAATACCTCGCGATGAGGAAATGGATAAATCATTTTACGATCGAGTAACTATGGAATTTCTTTGTAATCACAATAAGTAATAAAAACATAGCATAGTCGTCATAAAGATGGCTATGCTTTACTAATTAGTTATCCCCATTTTACAGTATTTACTTGCGTTGTGTATTGGTTGTGGTGTATAATAAACGTAGTATAAAAATTGTTTTAATTTTGGTTGCCTATACCAGCTCATCGAGTAAAAAATAGATTTAATAGTTTATGGTCTTCGCACCAAAAAAAAGTTATGAATAAAAAAATTGTATCGCAAATTGTTTGTCATCTTTTCAACGGAAACGCTGATGGTGATGATGTAAAGTTTATCGAGGTTGATGGAGCAAAGTTTGAAGCAGACGCAGAAGGTAAAGTTAAAGTCGGAGATGACGGCAAACCTATTCCATTCGTGGAAAAGAAACCCGAAGAAAAAGTCCCTGACATTGACAAGATAAATCCTGCTGAAGCTGATTTAGAAACTTTAGCAAAAATCAATCCTGCCATAGCCGCCTTACTCGATGGTAAAAAGAAAGCCGATGAGGGTATCTTAGCCAAAGAGCAAGAGGAAAAAGATAAACTTGAAAAAGAGCTAAAAGAAAAAGGCGAATGGAAAACTTTAGCAGAAACTCGTGCAACTGATTTAGATAAGGCAAACGAATTACTAAAACAGAAGGACGATATTCTTGGAAAATACAAAGGTTCAGTGGAAACAATTTTGAAAGAAGTCTTGGCTACCATACCAAAGGACAATCTCGTCTTAATCCCTGCCGACTATTCTCCACGTCAGAAGTTAGAGTATATTACTCAAAATGCTAAATTACTTGGTGCTAAAATGAATAGCATAAAAAAAGGTGATGGTGTAGATGACAGTGATGGAACTCCTGCTGGAACGGAAGAAGAAAAATTAGTTGGAGAGATTGAAGCATTACGAGTGAAAGGTGCAGCCAAAACTAAAACTGAACTTGATATAATGTTTGAAAAATCTAAAAAGCTTCAGGAGTTAAGAGTAGCTCGAATGAAGAAAGAAGGTAAATAACTAAACTGTTTTATTATGTTCGCTAATTTAATTAAAAATTATGTTAAATAAAATTACAAACGTAATCGTTCACGCATTTAACGGTAATATGGATTTAGGTATGCACACTACACTACTTGATAGTGATAGTATTCAATACCCTGAAATTATTGCCATTGCTGAACGTATTACTCCTTTAATGGCTAAAGAGTTTGGAAATGTTTGGGATTTATTCTCAACACGATCCGCTCCGTTTGCAACTGATACTTATGATGTTCTTACTCGTGCATATACAGCTCCAGTGTTCGCCTATACAGCAAGCACAAATGACGGCTGGGATAATGCTACTGATACTTCAACACTTGCTATAACTGATATTAGTAATATCTCCGTTGGTGATATTCTTTTAGTTGAAGATGAAATTGTTGTTGTATCCGCAGTTAACTCAACTACTTCAGTTGATGTTTACGAAAGAGGTGCAGGTGACACTAGTGGTGCAAGACACGGTGAAACTGGTTCAGGTAAAATAATCGGTAATGCTCATATTGAAGGAACTGTCGATGCTCGCGCAATGGCAGAAGGGACAGGTTCAGTTTCTAACTACTGTCAAATCGTTGAAGAATTGGTTGACCTATCCAAAGAAGATAGCGACCAAGCTCGTAAGTTCGGAATGACAGAAGCTACTTTGAAAGGTGAAGCTATGGAACGTGTTATGCGTGACCTAGCGCAAACAGCTATCTACGGAACAGCTCGCGTAGGAACTGCTGCTATTCCTGCAATGACAAGAGGTTTGCTTTCTCACTTAGGTGATCTATCAGGTGGTATCAAAACCGCTGTAGGTGGTGCATTTACTGAAACTTCATTGAAGAACATTCTTGATGATGTTCGATCTGCTGGTGGTACTGTTAACGCTATCGTTCTATCCGTAGCGAATAAGAGAATTGCTAACGGATTTACAGGTGCTGATAGTATCCTTACAACTCGTGATGCAAAAACAGGTGGTCAAATTCTTGACGGCTATCTAGCAGACGGATTTGGAGTTATTCCTTTCGTTGTTGACATTGATATGCCTGATAGTAAGGTTGCAGTTGTTAATACTCGTTATATGGAAAAAGGCTGGAAAGTAAACGACACACTTCGTTTCGCTCCTGAAACTAACGTTTCAAGTCGTGAGAGGAAGGAAACTCTACAAGGAAAGTTTGGTCTTTCTATGACAGAGGTCGGAAAATCACACGGTTTACTTACTGATATAAGTTAGTCGAACTTGGGTGGTTGTTAGGGG